CAAACGCCTTAACCACACGCTGGCGAAACTGGTCGTTATCAGTTTCCAGCCGATGGCGGGTAATGCCGCGAGACTCGGCCAGCGGTCCCAGAAACTGTAATTCGCAGGTTGCCGGGTTCATCTGGTCGCGGAGCCAGTACATATCTTTGACCACATCATTAAATACCCGCGCCAGCCCATGCAGCACAGCCATAATGGGACCAGGGCGCAGGCCGGGCATCCAGCGCAGGGTTTTAAAAATGTAATCGTGAAAATTCATGCTATGCAGCCTCAGCCCATTTGGTGGTGAAATCCACGCCAATCAATACGGCCAGCGCATCGGCTGCAACCAACGTGTCAACGGTCGGAGACTCCCAATTGATGGATTTGACGCCCGGCACGGCCATGATGATGGCCACAAGGCGGTCAAGGGTCAGGTCTTCGCCGATCTGAAGCGGAGATATGCCCGGCACGGTTGTTGGGTCTGTAAACAGAGCGCGAATCCGGTTTTCTGCTTCAGCAATAATCACGTCCGGAGAGCCGGAGACGATAACCAGCTCTGCGCGGATCGTGACGCCGACAGAGGTCGGCCCCTTGGCAATCCAGTCATCATTGACCGGGAAATTTTCAGCTATGGCCAGTCGCACCTTGGCCAACAATTCGTCTGTAGGCACGCCGTTAGAACCTTTAACAACAACGTCTACAGTGCCTTGACCGCGCGGGTGCTGATCGAGGACAGTTACAGCAATCACGCCGGGAACAGACATGGCCCAACTTTCGTAAGCATATTTGGTGCAGCCGTTCTTTTCGAGCCAGCGAAGTACATAACGAGTTCCGAGCTGGGAGTCGGTTTCCTCGTCTGCTCCTTCGCTGGCCATCCAATCCGAACCGTTAGTAACTGCCGTAACTTTGGGGATGGAGGTAGAAATTTCATTAATCTGACCAGGCGCGGCATTTGCTCCGCGTCCGTACTCTTCAGCTTCAACCGGAACGCTGGCACTGGTCTGGCCATCAGGGATAATTGCATCCTCTGTGGTCACATAGCGGTAAATGGCCCCGGTTCCGTCCGGCGGAGTCTTAACGATACGCCCGGCAGGGATTTTGATATTGCCGGATTCTTCACCAGTAAAAATGACATTACCAATAGCCTTGGTTGCTTCCTTACGCTTCAGCTCCACCTGATCCGCGTGCAGGTCGGCCCATTCGCCCTTAGCGTATTTCGGGAAGGCGTTGGCCAGAATCTCAGCCAGCAGCACATAAAGCTGCCACAGACAAAAGGCGAAAACTTCTATCAAGCCCCTGATCACGCCCTTATTGAGATTCAGGCGGTTAGGCAGCCAACCTTTAGCGGCGTACTCGTCCTGCACTTCCTCTATGCGCTGAAAGATCATTTCGCGCACATCTGCGAGTGTTTTTTTAACGGGGATTGACATCAGCCTTCACCTCTTCAATTCGTCCATCCGCGCCGACTTCGAAAATCAGGTTAAACGGATGGGTTGCATCAATAAACCGCCAGCTCGCAGCGGCAACAATTCCAGTGTGATCCCAGCTTGCAATTTGGCATTTGGCAGACATGGGAACCACGCGCGGGTCAGTATGGATACAGCGCTTAACCTCAACACAGAAATCATTACGAGTTATTGAAGTTGATTCGTCTTTTACGAAATCAAAAATGACACTGCCGAAATCGATGTCGTAAAAGAGTGTTTTTAAATATGTAAACAGGGCCAGCTTAATATCCTGCACTCCGGTATCAGGGCCGTCAGTAAGAATCAGCTCACCGTTAGCAGCAACTACGGCTTGCAGATCAGCGTCCAGCTTTATGTCCTGACCATAAACATCAGCACTCATATCGAACCCCCTGATCTGGTTGCGGCATGGCTGTTGCCAGTGACGACCAATTCCGAGCAGGTTACTTTACCGAGGCACGTATAACTGCCCTCATGAGTCCGGTGGGTCTTTTCGCTAGACTGGCCGATTTCACCATCTACCCCGGTAGTAGTCTCATTACCCTGTCTGGTTATCTGCTCGGCCTGCATCTTGATATGTTCAGCCTTCACCAGCGCCATTCCATCCACTTCTATTGTCCAGTTCGCGGCGAACGTTTCATCATCGCCGGTTACGTTGGAAATACGGTGGCCATCGACAGTCTCGGTCTTGTTTCCACCTACGGTGATGTTTTCATCTGATCCGACCAGGCGCGTGTTATTGACCCCGATTTTCTCATCACGGTTGGTCCCGATCTCGTTGATACGGTCAGCCGGGGTAAAATGAATTATGTTTGACTCAGAATCTATTTTGATGTGTACGCCGGGAGTCTTTTGAATGATGAATGCATCCACTTCGCACTCAGGCGCTTGGGACACATGCCAACGAAAATTTGAAATACGCGGGTAATCAGGATCGCCGTCATAGTAAGTCAAATCGCAATGAGTGCCGGGCAGCGGAGGACAGACCACACCGCGCAGAGGTCCGGCCCACATGATCGGGATTTCCACACGGGGAATAACCGGCTCTTTCTCATCCACGGAATCGTCATTGCGCAGGGGCTGCACATCTGCATAGTAAACGCCTTTGCTGGCATACGTGGCCACAACCTTGGCTTTGCGAGTGATGCGGTAGTATGCACGCAAATTCGGCATGGCCAACTCAACAACGCGCTTCATGAGTGTCAGCACATCAGTACTCATATTCGACTCCATAACTGATATGGGTCCGTGCGGACCTCTCTTCAATTAGATGTAAAATATCCAGAGCGCGAAAAGCGTCATTAATGCCGCGCTTATTGTCGATCAGACCGAACACACGGGAGTGCATGAGGTTCGGCAAAAGAAATGTTTCCACCTTGGAAAGTGCCGCCTGATTGTCTGCCGGCAGATGTTTGATCAACCCTGCGCCGGTTGCGATGGTAGGCACGATACCGGACTGGTCATGATCTCCCCAATGGATGCCGTCAGGACCTAACCACATTTTCCATGCGGACATGTCCAGATCAAAACCGCGATGGCAGGTCTCGGCTGCCTGCCGGGCCAATTGCCAGACAGGAACGGTCGAGGACACAAAACGCGGGAAGAGCACGCCGGGTGAATCAATCTGCGCAATGGGCAATCCGGTCAGGCCTGCGGCATAGCGGACGATTGCTTCAGGTGTTTCGTTCTCCCAGGACTGACAGACGGTCACAGAATTAAGCAGCTCGTCAGTGCGACCAACGCCGCTGACTATAAGCTGATCCTTGTTGCCCGGTCGCAGGGCTTTGGCGGTTCCGGCCCACAGTACCGGCTCTTTATCACGGTAGCCGATGGCCATGTTGACTGCATCGCCGAGCTGCACCGCACGCCCGATCGCGCCCATGGGATCGGGGAGCGTGATTTCGAAATTCCACATGGGAGCACCACGGCGGGACACGATGGCCAACCGGGGGCAGCGCAGAATTTCCAGCCCACCTATCATTATATGAGTACGTATGCCGCTGATCTGCATTAGCTACTCCTGCGGGGCCATGCCATTTATTGTCGTCTTAATTGCCGGGGCAGCTCGACCGGATGCGACGACACGTTCTTCAGTGGCCACAGTTGCGGGGCGGTGCTCGGAAAAAGCGAGCGTGGCCACAATAGCATCGTTCTTATCGTTCTCCTGAGAATCCAGCCCGGAAAAGACAACCCGGTCAATGTGTCTGGCTTGGCAATGCCGGTTGCGCACATCCAAGATCAGAGGATTGCCGTTGCTGTCCTGACCTTTAAAAAGAGCGTCCAGAACTTCCAGACGATCATAGCAATCAGCGTTTTCATCGGTCAGCAGGGTCAGCACGAGTGTTATGTCCGCATCTTCCCAGCCCATGGGGATTTTAGTTTTACCGCTGAGTCCGTCCTGCTCGGCAAGGTCAAAAAGGACCGAACCGCGCACAGATAGATTCTGTAAAATGCCGTCCAGCTCGGAGCCACCAAGGAAGACTTTACCGTCGTCAAAAGAAAGGTAGCCATTAGCCATCGTACTTCTCCACAAGCTTTTGCAGTTCACGTACAAAGCTTTCTGCATTAGTCACGTTAGGCAGAGTGAGATTCAGATTTTCAATTCTCATCCCCCCAGACTTGGGCGCGTTACGCTTCGTGCTGGTGGAAGTTGTCGAAGCCTGTTTAGTAGTGATCGGTTTCACTTCCGGCGCAGGAGCACCACCGGCAACAGCTAATTCAGGCTCAACCCCGAACAGAAAATTACCCACGGCAGTGAGGCCGGAACTAATTCCCGCACCGATGTCATCAATAGAGGGCAACATGCCGATTCCGGCATCAATCAATTTGGCAGGCGCTGCGAGCGCACCGGCAACGGTATCAATCAATGCCCCGGCACCGGCTCCGACTCCTGTAGCCAGAGTTTCCATCATGCGCTGACCGGACAACGTGAGCGTGGATAGCGGACCTGTTTTGGCATCACTGAAAGGAAGCATGTTGCGGATTGCCTGCAAGCCTGATTTCACGATTTCTACCGGGGCGGAAATCTTGGACTTTAGGCCGTCGGTAAAAGTAGTCCAGAGTTTGCGGCCGCATTCGGTCAAATCAATGGATGATAGATAATTTACGATCTCATCAAAGTGTTTGATCAATAGGCCCATGGGCGTGAAGTTCATGAACATAAATTTCACGCCATCTACAACAGCCGACAGACCTGAAAGGATGCTACTGCCCAGCCCAGTGAAAAAATCACTAATACTGTCAAAATTCCAAGCTATGACAGCTACAACACCAGCGATCAGGCCACCAATAACTGCAACTACAGCAGCAAAGGGACTGACAAATATTGCTAAAGCTGAAATGGCTACAGTTGCCAGAAGTCCGAGAAAACCCTTGAAGCCGTCAGACAAGCTATCCCAGAGTAACTGCAAGCCAGTCCGCCAACCTATGTTATTGAAAGCGTTTACAACCTCGGTCCACATTTCACCAAGAGAGGCGAAACCCTTAACGTCCTGAAGCAACTCATTGACCAGAACAATGACACCCACGATAGCCGCGCCAGCAAGCACGAAGGGGTTAGCCAGCAAGGAAAGATTCAGTGCGCCGACAGCTATGGAAGCTCCCCACATGGCAGCAGAAAAAAGACCGGCTACGACAACCACTCCGGCAATGGCAGCAGAAACAGCTAGAAGAGCCTTACCCAAGGGATGCCCGGCCAGAAAATTGAAAATATTAACTACTCCGGTAATCCCGCGCACCAGCGGAGTCAGCACCGGAAGAAATATGGAACCTATGGTGATTTGTAAGCCTTCCCATGCAGAACCAAGAATCGTTACCGCGCCATTCAGGTTGTCGAGCTGCTTGGCTGCTACTTCAGAGGCAGCGCCGGGAACTTCAAGGGTCGCGGCGTAAGCTTTAACTGTACCTATTCCCTGTTTCATCAAGGAGGTGACGGAGCTGATGGCCTCATCACCGAAAATCTTTTTCAGCAGCGCCGCGCGGTCTGCCGTACCCATTCCATTCATGGCCGTTTCCAGATCGCCCAAAATGTCGAAAATCGGTAGCATGTTCCCGGCAGCGTCTTTGGTGGCAATGCCGAAACTGTCCAAAGCTTTTGCAGCCTCGCCTGTGGGGGCTTGCAAACGCTGAAACATGATTTTGATACCTGTGCCGGCAACGGATGCATCAATACCCACATCACCGAGTTTACCCGCCATGGCC